ACCGTGTTCTGGGAGATGGAGAAGGCCTTTGTCGCTGTGCCCTTCGTGTAGACGGCGTTGGGGTGAAACATGAAGACCTGGCCCGACTTGTTGAAGTTGATAGTGGCGTCCACGGTGAACGGGTCCAGGACGAAGATCCGGGCGTTGGCGCCCTCACCCGCAATCGCCAGAGCCAGCGTGGCGTATGTCTTGCCCGCACCCACCACGGCGTCATAGGTGGCGAAAGTCTCGTCCGTCACCGACTCGAAATAGTCGATCCACTGGTCCTCGATGTAGAAGAGCCAGTTCATGAACTCCCGTGCCGGGCGCTCGTCGGCGAACCAGCCGTCCTCTTTCTTCTGAGCAGTGGGTTCCTGAGTCACGGTGGCGAAGTTGGGATTGCCAACGGTCCAATTGGTCTTGGCTGTCGGCTTCGGCAGCGGCATCAGGTTCTCCTTCTCATAAGCCTACCATCAAGCCGCCCAAGACGGGATCGGCCAAGGTTCCGAAGCCATCCGGGCTCAGATCAACGCCAGCAAAGGCGAACTCGTCCTGGTGCCGGTGCAGGAAGGCGAACTTGCCGCCTACGGCCAAGTCAGCCACCGTTCCAAAGCCCTCAGCAGGCGCCGTGGTGTTCGGGCCGGCAAAGGCGAATGGCTCGTCCTCGTCAAAGAAGATCAACTCATCCACTCGCACGCCGGCAGCCACGGAACGCTGGATCTGGATGAGGTTGGCGTCCCTGTCTGCCTCGGCAATCACGCCATCGGTGAACAGCTCGATCTCGCCGCCACGCAGGTTGCGGCCGATAGTGAAGGTGGCGTTGGAGAGGATCTTCCAGACCAGGGCGATCCGGTCCAACTCACCGCTGCTCACGTTCTGGCCGATCTTGCCCTTGATCAACTGCCGGTAGCGGTCGTCGGTGTTATTGAGCCTCGGCTGGTCCACGATGAGGCCCAGCTCGTCGAGCTGATCGCCGATGGCATGATCCACGGTCCTGTCGAAGAAGAGGCCGTGGGTGGTGTCCTCCAGAAGCTGCGCCTGGTCGGCGTAGATCTCGATGACGCGCTGGAGGTTGATCTTGCCCTTGTACTGCTGGAGCAAGCGGCGCAGCGCGGCGGCTGTATGGTCGATGATCTTATCGACGTTGGCCGGTGGCACCGTCATACGTTCACTACCGTCCTGCTGGTGTCGAAGTCAGCCACCTCGTCCGGGTCGATGGTGATGTTGGCGTCCGTGGTCGGAGGCCCGCTATCCCGCGAGATCTTGAGCGTGACATCGGTGATCCCAGGGATTTCGTGGAAGGCGCAGATCAGGCTGTTGCTGCCGTAGACGATCACGTCGGTCCCGATGCCCAGCGCGTCCCCGAACTCGACGATGGCGTCCCGGACCTGGGTGGCGCCGTCTGCCGGGAAGGTGTTCATGTCGATCGTCAGATCGACGGTGACATAGATGTCGATCTCGTCGGGCCTGTTGAAGTTGATCTCATGGATGAAGCCCTGGCTGTCGGTCACCTCAACCATGACCGAGCCCACCATGCCGATCCCGGCCGCCACGGTGTCGAAGATGGCCTCGGCGATGTCCTGGTCGTCACCGCCCTGCACCACGATCTCGACGCTGTGGGCGGGCCGCCCGTCCAGGTCCGTCACCGCCGAGTTGTTCTGGAAGACCACCACGGCCGTCACGTCGTTGACCGCCAGCACGTCGGCCCTGATGGCCTCGACGGTCGCCGCGCCTGGCGATTGCAGCTCGATGAGCCGCCGCAGGCGCAGGGCGTTGTCGGTCTCGATATCCGAGCCCAGGTCGGCGTCCAGCTCGTTGACGAACGACACGAGGCCAGCCACGGCCGTCACGATGACCGTCAGGCTGCCCGAGGGCGCCGCCACCGGCCCGGCCGTCTCGGCCGTCAGCGTCATGAGAGGCGTCTTGGCCCTGTCCCCCTCCGTGACGGTGCTGGGAGTCGCCGTGACGGCCACCAGGACCCTGGTGAGGATGTTGTCGGTGATCGTCACCTGGGGCTGGTCCAGGCCGCCCAGCGTGCCCTGGAAGGTGATGGTGAAGCCGCCCACCCCGGCCTGCGTCGTCGCGGGCGTCACCACCACCGGAGTCGCGCCCGCCAGGAGCACGTTGCTCACGATGACGATCTGGGGCACGTCGCCCTCGCCGATGGCGAAGGTGATGGTGTGGCCCGCGGCGAAGGAGCCGGTCACCGTGTCCACCCCGCCCACCCCGATGGCCGGCAAGGCCTCGATGGCCGCCTTGATGGCCGCCGTGCTGGCGCTGAAGGGGATAGCCGAGGTGGTCTCGGCCCCGATCCTGATGGCGAAGCTGCCCGCTGTCGGCGTGGCCGAATAGGCCAGGGTTTGGATGTCCCGGACCGGGTAGCTGCCCGTCACAGCCACGTTGCCGGCGCCGATGTTGCTCAGGGCCTCCAGGGCGGCCAGCACCGTGGCTGCCGTCGCGCCGAAGCCGATGACCGCCGTCGTCTGCCCTGAGAAGGTGATCTTGAAGGAGCCGGCGTCAGGCACGTTGCTGAAGGAGATCCTCTGGACCTCGTTGATGGCCGCCACGCTGATCGTGGTGTCGGCATCAGTCAGGAACCGGGAGGCGCTGTTGCCGGCCACCGAGATGATGGTCCCTGCCGGGATGATGGTGCCGAAGGTGCCCCTGCCGCGGCCAGAGTCCACGGTGGACTTCCTGGCGGCCTTCCTCACGGTGCCGGTGATCGACACCACCTGGTCCAGGACGTTGCCCTCGGACGAGGCCGGGAACTGCGACAGGTAGACCGCCTGGGCCAGTTCCCAAAGCTGGGAGATCTGCTCGTCCAGGATGCCCTTGATCTGGCCCTCGGGGGTGCGAGGGTCCAGGTCGATCCCGTCACCGAACTTGGCCTTCCAGGCCGCCTCGGTCTCGGAGATCACGTCCGCCAGACGCTTGATCCCGAAGCCGTCAGCCGACACGCCAAACGTCATGGGAATACCTCTAGTATGGCCACGTCGCCTTCCGTGGTCGTCGCCTCGAAGTTGACCGTCAGCGACCGGGTGGCCGGATCGAGGTCAAGCGGATCGAACTTCTTGAGCCCGGTGACCCCCTTCACCAGCAGGATCTCGGACTTGAAGAGGGCATCGATCAGGTTGGGCGGCGTGCCCTTCTGGAAGATCAACTGGATGTAGGGGACGCCGATGCTCAGGTCCAGGAACCACTCGCCAAGGAACGTCCGCAGGTTCTGGAGAGCCCGCTGCCTGATCTCGTCCTGGCCATTGACCAGCGAGAAGGTGTTGTCGGTGAAGTCGATGTCACCGTCGTCGGTCATCGCCAGTTGCGTCACGAGATGGTCCCCGTGTTGGTCACCAGACTGTCGCCCCCGGTGTCGAGTCCGCCGTTGGCCATCATGATAACGCCAAAGGTCACGAACTCATTGATGATCTCGGTAGCGGTCTTGGTCCAGGCCGCCCGCGCCGTGGCCAGCTCGGCCCCGGTGAGGCCGGTGGGATCGACCACCGAGTCCGCTATCGCCGCCCCTAGCCGTGCCGCTGAGAGAGTCATGCCTTGAACGCCTCCAGCCTGGTCTTGATGACCTGGAGCCTAGTCTGGGTGGCGATGGTGAAGGGAGAAGCCCCCAGAGCCGTGACCACGGTCGCCGAAAGTAGGTCTGAGAGGAGATCCACCAAGATCGCCAACACCTCATCTGCCGAGTTGCTTAACTTGATTTTACCACTGGCGAACAACTCGACGTAGGCGAGGCCGTTGGCCATCTCCGCGCTGTTGGCCGATCCCTTGCGCCTCAGGGTGTTGGGTGTCGATGTCAGGCCCGGCAGGAAGACGGCATCGCTCAGGTGATGCTTCCTGGGATCGTTAGGGTCCACCTCGCCCCCCTGGTCAGCCCAGAGGTCGATGGAGCGCTCACAGAAGACCAGCATGCCCTCGTCACCCGGCTTCAGCGGTAGCGCCAGGTGGGCGGCGTTGGCCTTGGGAAAGTAGACCGGCACCTCGGCGATCAGGGGCAGCGAGGTGGCCGCCGTCTCGGATCGGTACTTGCGCTTGAGCAGGGGGCGGACCGTCGCCCGGCCGGTCAGGGGGCTGTATTCCTCCACCCTCCCTGGAAGCATCGTGTGGAGGTCGCAAAGGCGGTTCTCAAGGGCCTTCCTCAGGACCTCGGTCAGATCAGGGGTGATCTGCCTGCCGGGCTCAGTCATGACGTTTGAGCCCCCAGGATCGCTCCCTCGACCTCGACGTGGTAGGCGTCCCCATGAGTGTCTCCCTCGAAGGTGGCCTTCTGGACGATGACCAGCTCACCGATAGTGGCGACGGTCAGCCCGCCAGACGGGCGCTGCACAGCCACCTGGTTGCCCGTGAACTGCTTGCTCTGAAGGAAGACCAGGCGACCCGGCCGGATCTGCGGGTTGAGCAGCGAGCGGAACTTCACCCCGTCCTTGGTCTTCGTCGGCCAGCCGATCAGTCCCGTGGTGGGCGAGATGTTGATCGCCGAGGAGCCGATGTCGCCGTCCTTCTTGTGGACCTGTAGTTCGCCGTTCTGGATGCTCCACTTGGCACCGATCTTGTTAGTGATCTCGTCGAGCAGCTTCTTGGCCGTGCCGGCAAAGGCAAAGCCTTTCACGAAGGACTCGGGGATCAGGTCGGCGACGATGGACGGCACGAAGCCCAGGGAACGGGCGGCCAGGTTGATCAACTGCGTGGTCGTCGTCCCAGGTCCCAGGCCGATCTCGACATGGGACTCGGTAAGCGAGCGCTCGGCATCGCCGCATTCCAGCTTCATCATCATGTCCGGACCGCTGCGGCTGATCTCGGGGTGGACGATATCGCCGAAGAAGATGGTCGAGCTGTCGCCCTGGTAGCCGGCCGTCAGCATCACCACCTTGCCCTTCACGTCGGCGGTGATGAAGTCGCGGGACTTCTGGCTCAGGTTGTAGACGCTGATCTCGGCCTTGTTGGCCGACGACTCAGACGTCCGCTCCACCTTGAAAGTGATCCGAGGCCCGCGGTTGGAGAAGGTGCCAGTGGGTACGGTCAGCACCTTGGTCGGGTTGAGGTCTTTAGGCGTGATGCCTGGGTTCTTGAACTTCAGGGCATCGGCAGGCTCGACAGGCGCATTGGTGCCTGGGACCTTCGTCCCTACGATCAGCTCGGTCTCGCGTAGGAACAGCCTGTCAGCCACACGTCACCCTGCCTCTTCGTAGAGCAGCTTGATGTCGTTGCCCAAGTCATCAGCGTCGGCGCTCCGGCCCACGCCATCGGGTACCGTGGAGTCGATGAGCGCAAATAGGCCGGCAGGCATGGCGTCTTCGACGTATTGCGCCGAGATCGGGTAGCCGGACATGAGCGCGATGCCGTTGACGATCTCCGTCCCCAGGTCGTCGGCGATATCCATCGTCCAGCGGCTGAGTCTCTGGTTGAAGTTGAAAGATAGCTGGAACACTACGCCATCGAGCGTCACCTTGAACTGGTAGGCGGGGAAGTCCGATCTGACGGGTAACTCAAGAACGGCCATTAAAGTATCCCCTCTGCTCGCGGACGCCCGGACGACTGGAATAAAAGAGAGCCATCCTCAGCATCAGACTCACTAGCCGGCTTGGTGGCCTGGCTGCCGAGGTTGCCCTGGCTGGATGCGCCCGCGGCATCGGATGCCACCTTGAACGCCGGCAGCTTGACGACGGCGCTGCTGACGACGGTGATCTGCTTGAGCGAGACGGAGAACCGGATGCTCGACGATCCGGTCTCGGGCGTCCTGGGCACCGAGAGCGTCTCGATGACCATGTTTTTGTATGTCCTCAACGAGGTGACTATCTCGACAGGAGAGCGGGCCTCGTGCAGGCCTGTCATGTAGTCGAAGGCGTCGTTCGGCGTCTTGAAGATGGTGTTGCCGAAGCCGAAGTCGGCGACGACGTTAGTCACCAGGCCGGCGATGCTACCCGCGCCAGCCGCCAATGCCTGCTCGGCCAGACCCTCATTGCGGAAGGCCTCTTTGCCGAAGTTGCGCCCAATACTGCCCGAGACCAGTGTGGCCGCGCTGCCCACCGCCGAAGCCACCAGCGACACGGGCGAGTCAGAGACCACGCCTTCGATCAGCAGCGTCACCGGCTTGAGGTGAATGTGATCAGTGATGACCGAGCCGTCCTCGACCTCGTAGTCGGTGACGGCGGCCGTGAACTGATGCGTCTCGACCAGAGTCGCGTCGAGCGTCATGCCGCCGATCTGCACGCCGCTACCGCCTCCGGTGATCAGGCTCAGTAGGCTCATCGCTCCACCTCCTGGCCAAGATCGCGCTCCACGTTGCGGAAGACGGAAGCCGCCGCGTCCGCAAAGCCCTTCCTCGCCGCTTCCTTGGCAGCATCTGCGCTGAGGCCCTGCACGTTGATCGTCTGGGTAGAGTTGATGAGGACGGTGCGTCCGGCGCCCGTGCCGGCCGCGCTGACAGGCGGCCCCATCATCTCGAAAGACGGCGGGAACAGCTTCTGCACAAAGTCAGGCACGTTGAACGGGGCGAAAGATCCAGCGGCGATGTCCCGTCCCTGAAGCCCGAAGGCCCTGGCGATATTCTCAATGCGAGCAGACTGATCGCTGGCGGCCGCCAATCGGGCAAGGTTACCCATGTTGCCAGGCATCAGGCTGGCAAGGGAGACGGTCTGCACCCCTAGGCCTCCTGGACCAAAAATTGTCTCGAATAATTTGCCCAGCGTGGTGCCTGATAGCTGCGCCTTCAGGCCTTCATAGATGCCAGCGGCGATGGCTGTGCCGATGGTGAAGCCGATTTGCGCCATCGCCGCTGTCATCTCGGCCAGACCCATCAGCGCATTCAGGATGCGCCTGCCCCAGCCAGGCGCCTTCTCGATGATCTTGTCCATCGCCTGGCTGAAGCCGTTCGCCACGGCATCCGTCAAAGCCTGGGACAGTCCTGCTCGGCCCTTCTCGTCGAAGCCGAACTTCTTGATCAGCACCGCCGTCATCGACGGCGCGTTCTGCATGAAGGCGCTCACATCGTCCACGAGCAGGAAAATGGCGGCGCCTATGGCCGCTATCGCCAGCGGGATAAGCATGATCTTGAGATTGGCCATGGCGGCTGCCGTGCCCATCGCCCTGAAGGCCAGCGCAGCCTTGCCCAACGACTGGATGATCACGCCGAAGTGGAAGGCGAGCCTCAGAGCCACGAAGGCAGAGAAGGCCTTGAAGAGAAGCCGCACGGCCTGCTCAACGCCGCCCACGGAAGCGGCCATGCCGCGGAAGATCCTGACCAGCGCTTTGAAGATCTCCTGCATGTCCGAGAAGAGGCCGATCACGGCATTCAGTGCTTTGCCGGCGCCTTCAACAATCTGGTCCTGGTTGGTCTGGAGAAAGGTGAAGATCTGCTTCACGAATGCGCGCGCACTATCCAGAAACCCCAGCTTGCCCATGAGGCGAGAAATGATAAACAGCCGATCCTGGATGTTGCTGAATATGCCGATGACGGTCTTGGACAAGCGCTCCATCATGCCGCCAAGACGACCACCCTCACCGGCCATCTGCTCAAAGGCCTTGTGGACCATCTCGTAGGTTATGTCGGCAGCCGAGACCATCGTCTGGATCTCGGCGGGCGTCTTGCCCAGCAGCGTCCCCAACTCCTCGTAGATCGGGATGCCGGCGCGGGCAAAGTCCAGTGCCTCACGGGAAGTCATCCGTGTCTGCGTTCTGATCTGACTGAAGTTCTTGACCAGACGCTCAAGAGGCACTGAGACGGCGGCGGCGACGTTGCCTAGCAGGGTCAGGTCACCGATCACGGTCTCGGCCGCAGCGCCCGAACCCAACATTTCACGAGCAGATGCTTCGAGGCCAGGGATGGT